GCTACGCTTGAACACATAATCCGGCATTTGATTCAGCACGTGTATCAAATGTTGCAGCGAATACCTCACCAGAAAATTCCGAGCCATCATCCGATGACGCGGAAGCAACACCCACACCATCAACAGAAGGAGACGCCGTGGAAAACACCGTCACAGAGCCAACTACCGCCGAGACGGTAGAAGCGGCAGCAGAAGTACAAGCAGCAGCAGCACCAAAGCCAGTCAATTTCATCGCATCACGCAACCCAGTCGTATCACCTGAAACATTTTTGATGCACCAGGTTGCAGCAGCCCGTGGATCAGAAACATCACGTGCATACATTGCAGCAGCAACAGCATCAACAGACAATCCAGGATTGATTCCAACACGCCAACTCCGTGAGGTCGTAAACGGGTTAGCAGACAACGTAAGAGCATCAATCGATTCCATTTCAAATGGAACATTGCCAGGCGCAGGACTTGTTTTCCAAATCCCGAAAATCACAGTACTGCCAAACGTTTCACAGATCGATGAACTTGATCCAGTAACGCCAGTCGTGATGGAATAAGAATTCATCAACGTGGATGTCAAATCCTTCAAGGGTAGCCAGGTTATGTCCGTGGAATTAGCAGATCGCAGCGATCCACTATTTTTCACCGAATTGATTTCAAATCTCACTGCGCAATATGCACGTGCGACCAATGAATACAATTCAGCGCAGATCATTGCGAATTCAGCAACAGCATCGACAGGATTTGGCTCAGATATTACCGCAGATGAATTACTTTCTTGGGTTTCAACTGCATCAGTTTACGTTTATGAGCAAACACATAAATTCGCCGATGCAATCGTTGTGTCACCTGCAATGTGGGGTCGCATAATGTCATTCAACGTCGATGGACGTCCAATTTACAATGCGTTATCGCCACAAAATGCGGCAGGTAATGCTCAGCCACGTTCACTCCGTGGATCAGTCAATGGACTTGATCTTTGGGTTGATACTGCACTATCAGGTACAGGTGACAATTCAATGTACGTCATCAATCGCGATTCATACACCTGGTATGAATCTCCACGCCTAGAACTCCGCACGAACATCATTTCAGATGGTTCAATCGGGATTCTTATGTACGGTTATGGTTCAACAGCCACGAAAATTGGCTACGGCGCATACCGTTTTTCTGACTAATAAAAACTAATCATCGGCTAGGTCACTCCCGAACTAGCCGAGCAGACGAAAGGATCGGAAATGCCAAACATTGTCACCGCAGATGAATTGCGTCAGGTGCTTGGCGTTTCCGAATCCCTTTTTTCTGACGAATATCTTGATTCAATTATTGATTCGGCTGAGATCACAATCTTGCCAATGCTCACGCAATATCAAAGCGCAGTAGTTTCAACACGCATCGTCGATGATGTTTTATACATCGATACATTGCGTCCAAATTATTTCGTCCAGGGGCAACAGGTCGTACTCGCTGGAATAGGTAACGGACTCGATGGACCATATACAGTCAGTGATCATTCCGTCAGACCCTTTCAGGTCACTGCAACAGTAGATGAAGCCGATCGAATTTTGACTCCGGTAATTCCAGCGGGAACGATCACACTCGATGGTGGCTCAGCAGCTGAAATCTATGCAAATGTGCCAGCAATAAACAAAGCAATTCTGATCGTTTCAGTAGAAATATTTCAAAGCATCACAGCGCCAGGTGGACAAATCGAAGGCGTAGATTTTGCACCGACTCCATATCGAATGGGTCGCAGTCTCCAAAATCGTGTCATCGGATTGATCTCAGCGTTTTACGACGTGGATTCAATATGCCAGTGACTTCATTGCTCGATGTACGGACTGAACTTGCGACTGCACTTGCTGGCGTCGCTGCATCCGTTTATCCAGTAGCGCCCGAAGCAGTGATTCCACCTGCTTGCGTAATCATTCCCGATTCACCCTGGCTTGAAAGCACATTGATAAATGGCGCAGTCACAAAGGTCAAGGTCAATTTCGTAGTCACGGCAGCCGTGGCAAATAACAGCAATTCAGGTGCTTTGGATCAACTCGAAGCCCTAATCATCAGCATTTTGGGGGCTATGCCCTCAGGGTACGTCGTCGGTGACGTTCAAAGACCGTCAATAGTTTCAGTCGGGGCATCAAATCTGCTAGTCGCTGATCTCAGTGTTTCGACTTATTTCACACAGGAAAACAACTAAGGAGACAAAATGGCAACAACTATCATCACGGGTAGAGACATCACATTCACCATCGATGGTGATAATTTTGATGCCCAGGCTACATCCGCAACACTTACCATTGATTCAACAATCAATACATATCAAACGCTTGATGGTAAGGCTTATTACACCACTGATACACAGGGAACTTTCGCAGTAGAAATGCTGCAAGATTTCGGTGCTGGAACGTCATTGTGTGAAGCACTTTGGAACGCTGCATCAGCATCACCAAATACACCATTGGCAGTCTTATTCACCGTCGCAGGTGTGGCATACGCATTTGATGTGCAACCAATATTCCCTGCATTGGGTGGAACTGCACCCGACGCTTTGACTGCATCACTTTCATTCACTTGCGTGACCACGCCAGTACTAGATTAAACAAGGGAGATCGGGAGTATGAAAACAGCAATCACAATCGAATATCAGTCGGGTGATGTAGCCACCTACGTGGCTGCACCACCTGAATGGATGAAATGGGAAATTAAGACAGGCAAAACAATTCAACAGGCAAATGAAATCGGCATCAGCGATTTGCTATTCCTTGCATATAACGCAATGAAACGTGAATCAGCTGGAAAGCCAGTCAAGCCGTATGAAGTGTGGACTGAAACCGTTTCGGATGTGACATTTGGAGATCAAGACCCAAAAGCCATCAGCGAGGCAGTCTCAGCCGACTAGTCATTGAACTAGCGATTGCCACGCAAATCCCTATGAAAGAATGGACATCCGCTGAGGATATTTTGACCGCAATGGAGATTTTGGAGAAACGAAATGGCTGAGGATGCGATTGCTTATGACAAAGCAGATTTACGCAAGATCATCGGTGCTTTCAAAGGTATGGACGATCAAGCAATCCAGGAAGCCAAAGGTGTATCAAATGCTTTGGCTGAATATCTCCAGGGTAAGATTAAATCGGCGGCTGGATCGTTGCAATCAAGCGATGTCGCCAGTCGAATTGCCGATGGATCAAAGGTCAGCAAATCCAGCAAACTTGGTGAAATTTCATTCGGTTACGTATCGCAAAAGTTTTCGGGTGGTGCAACTACCCGTGACCTTTGGGGTGGATCAGAATTTGGATCAAACAGATTCAAGCAATTCCCAGTGTGGTCGGGTCGAGAAGGTCGCGGATCGCGTGGATGGTTTATTTACCCAACACTGCGAGCCGAACAGCCATATATCATAAACGAATGGGAAAATGCCTTCAGTAGAATTGCGAAGGAGTGGTGATGGCTGGTACTGGTTCAAGAACGCTTAAACTTGCAATCCTTGGCGATATTGACAATCTAAAAAAGAACTTGGATCAAGGCAGTACTGAAGTTTCGTCATTTGGCGACAAAGTAGGAAAATTTGGCAAGGTCGCTGGCGCTGCATTTGCAGCCGCTGGCGTAGCCGCTGCCGCTTACGCTGGCAAATTGCTCATCGATGGCGTGAAGTCTGCGATCGAGGATGAAGCAGCGCAGGCGAAATTGGCTGGCACTTTGGTCAATGTCACTGGCGCTACAAATGCACAAATTGCAGCGGTTGAATCCCAAATCCTTAAAACATCACTGCTGACTGGCTTGACCGATGACGAATTGCGTCCGAGTTTTGAAAGACTAGTCAGAGCCACGGGTGATTCCGATGCTGCTTTGAAATTGCAATCACTTGCCATCGATGTCGCAGCAGGTAGTGGAAAATCACTTGAAGCCGTAACAAATGCAATGGCTAAGGCTCAGGAAGGCAACGCCGCATCGCTGGCAAAATTGGGCATTGGATTATCAGCTGCTGAATTAAAAACAATGTCGATGACAGAAATCACCGCTGCATTGGCTGACACATTTGGCGGTCAAGCAGCAGAAAAGGCAGATACATTCGCTGGCAAAATGGATCGACTTAAAGTCGCTTTCAATGAAGGAAAAGAAACAGTCGGATCATTCGTACTTGATGCAATCACTCCACTGGTCAGCGGTTTCGTTGATAAGGTAATCCCAACGATCCAGGCGTTAGCCGAGGAACTTGGTCCAAAACTTACTCCAATTTTCCAAGCATTGACAGCATACATTCGAGATCAGGTCATTCCGACATTTCAAGCCATTTGGGCATTTATTCAAGATTTTGTCATTCCAGCGTTACGCGATTTTTTGACGCCAATCATCAATGGTTTGCGAGCAGCATTTGAAAAGGTCGCTGGCAAGATCAAGGAAAATGAGGAACAACTTGCCCCACTCTTAAAGTTATTCAAAGCGATTGCAGAATTTACGCGTGACACACTTGCACCGATTATCGGCAAAATACTTGGTGGCGCATTTAACGTGATCGGCACTGCAATCGGCGTGGTAATTGATCTATTTGCTGGCTTGGTAACGGTGGTCAATAACGCTTTCAATGCAATCAAGGCAGTGGTCAATTTTATCAAAAACAATCCAGTCACACAGGCGATTGGCGGCGCAATCGATTTTGCATTTGGCGGCGGCAAGGCTGCTGGCGGTCCAGTAATGGGTGGCACGTCATACCTAGTCGGTGAACGCGGTGCTGAAATATTTACACCATCAAGCAATGGTGTCATCACGCCAAATAACAAATTGGGTGGCAATACCACAATCAATCTCAATGTCACTGGCGCAATCGATCCCGAAGGTACAGCCCGAAGCATCATCAACGTATTAAACAATTCATACTATCGAGGCACAAACGGCGCAGCCGCATTGGTATTCTGATGACGCTTTGGAATCCGATTTGGCAACTGACCATCAATGGCGTTTCGTATGAAAATTACGTACTGGCAAATTTAACGGCGACCAGTGGTCGATCCAATATTTACGAACAGGCTCAGGCAGGATATTGCAATCTCCAAATCTATAACGTCACGCAATCTCAGGTCACAATCAATATCAATGATTCAGTCGGTGTATCGATCAAAGATTCCACAGGTACATTCGTGCCGATTTGGGGTGGCTCAGTCACCGACGTTTCCATCGAAGTGACGACAGGTGGATCAATAGCAATCAATCAGGTCATATCAATCGTTGCTTTGGGTGCGCTTTCACGGCTGCCAAAGGCGCTTTGGCTGACTAGTCTCAACCGTGCGCACGATGGCACACAAATTCTCGAAGTATTGACGGATTTGCTAATCAATAACTGGTCGGAAGTGCCATCGGCTTTGACGTGGGGCAACTACATCCCAGCGACGGAAACTTGGGCAAATGCTCAGAATGTCGGACTTGGCGAAATTGACACACCTGGCAATTATGATTTGGCGGCTCGATCAGCCGATCCTATTGACGTTTATTCTTTGGTTTCAGCACTTGCCACATCAGGGCTTGGCTACATTTACGAAAATGCTCAGGGGCAGATTTCATACGCAGATTCCACGCATCGAACCCAATATCTTGCAACCAATGGATACACCGACGTTTCAGCTGCTCAGGCACTTGCTCAGGGAATCAAAATTCAAACCCGATCAGGTGATGTGCGCAATGATGTCACAATCAAATATGGCACAAATTCCAGCAGTGAAGTATCTGACGAGGATATAAACTCAATCCAGGTATTTGGTCGATTGGGTCAAATCATCACGACAACACTGCACGACAATGCTGATGCAATTAGCCAGGCGGCGTTTTATCTAACCCTACGAGCATTCCCACAGGCGATGATGCAGTCAATCACTTTTGAATTGACCAATCCTGAATTAGACGATGCAGATCGAGATTCTTTGATCAATATATTTATGGGATTGCCATTGCGCATCGCCGATTTGCCCGACAATATGACCGCTGGTCAATATCTTGGATTCGTTGAAGGCTGGCAATTCCAAGCGGGTTATAACACCCTTTCAGTGACGGCGTTATTGTCGCCACTGGCTTACTCGATCCAGGCTTTGAAGTGGGAAGAAGTCAGCGTGTCGGAACACTGGAACACCATCACAAACACACTCACGTGGGAAAATGCCCTAGTGGTCGCATAAGGAGAAAATATGAGCAATCCAACAACGCCATTCAACTGGCAAATGCCAACAAACACCGATTTGGTGACGGATTTACCTGCCGATTTTGAAGTCTTTGGGCAAGCCGTTGCGACATCGATGGCTGATCTATTAGGCGGTACAACTGGTCAAATCCTTTCAAAGGCATCAAATACCGATATGGATTTCACCTGGATCGCAAATGATCAGGGTGATATCACAGGCGTCACAGCCACTTCACCGCTGACTGGCGGTGGCACATCAGGTGCAATCACAGTGGGAATTCAATCGGCATCAACTAGCCAGTCCGGTGCGGTTCAACTTTCAGATTCAACATCTACGACTTCATCAGTATTGGCGGCAACGCCGACGGCGGTCAAAGCGGCTTATGATTTAGCAAATGGTGCGGTGGCAAAATCCATCGTCGATGCAAAAGGTGATTTGATTGCTGCAACCGCAGCAGACACCGTTTCACGATTGGCAGTCGGTACAAATGGTCAGGTTTTGACCGCCGATTCAACTGCCGCAACTGGCTTGAAGTGGGCATCAGCTGCGGGTGGCGGAAAAGTATTGCAAGTCATCAATGCAACTTATTCAACATCAACATCAACATCAAGTGCCACATATTCAGATACTGGATTGACTGCAACAATCACGCCCACTACTGCTTCTAGCAAGATTTTGGTGTTAGTTACACAGGCAATATATGTTCAACGTGGGTCTAGCACTTATACACTCGGTGGCTTTAAGCTTCTTAGGGACTCAACAGATATTGATGCAGGTTCGGCAAATATTGGTGCAGGTATATATGCTGCTGGTGCTAGCGCGGTAGACCATAGAACTACAATGACGAGAGTTTATTTTGATTCTCCCGCTTCAGTGAGTTCTACAGTTTATAAAACACAGATAGCTTCTAATGAATCTTCAATGAATACAACTGCACAAGACGGAAACCGCGTATCGCGCATTATTTTGATTGAGGTTATACAGTAATGAATATTGAAGAATTAACAGATGCGCTAAGATTTTTAGGTTTTACTTCAAACTTTGCTATTGGCGGAGAACCTGCTGAAATTATTTTTTGGGGGAATGAATCGCCACAACCTTCGATTCAAGAAATTGAGGCTTCTGTTCCTGCCGGTGCATACCAGCGCGAATATGACCAAGTAACTTTTAACCGTCAGGCTGGCTACCAGCCGACTTCTGATCCTATTTTTATGCAGTATCAGCGCGGTGAAGCAACAGAACAGGAATGGCTTGACGCTGTTCAGGCTGTCAAGGATGCTAACCCTTACCCCGTACAGGAGATGAACTAATGGCTTGGACTCAGAATGCAGCTCCGAACACCGCGACGCAGGATAACCCCGGCTGGTGTTTGCGCTTTGTGCAATCGGTTTACGGATCACCTGTAGCCTATCCTTCAGCGACAGCCGCATGGAACGCGACAGGTCAGAAGTATGGTAGCCGCGAGATGCCTAACGTGTCTGTTCCGGTCTGGTTTTCGTGGGTGGGTGACATTGACGGCACTGGCGCTAAGAACTGGGGTCACGTTGTGGCATGGGTTCCTGAACGTGGTCAGTTTCTTTCGTCACCGCTTTACTGGTCGCAGGGTTACGGTCAGTCGTGGGTGAACTCGATTGCAGAGATCGAGCAGATTCTAGGTTGCACCTATGTTGGTTTCAGTGCTGACTTGAACGGGTTGCAGATTGCTACTTGGTCTGATGATCTAGCTCCTACTCCTACGCCGGATCCTTCTCCTGCTGGAACTACTTACACGGTTGAACCCGGAGACAACTTGTGGGGCATTGCTGTTCTGTTTTATGGTGACGGCACGCGCTGGCAGGAGATCTATGATGCGAACGCTGCTATCATTGGATCAGATCCCGGATTGATTCACCCGGGGCAGACCTTTGTGATCCCGGGAGTTTAGCCATGATGATCTTCAGTAAAGATTTTTGGTCAGTCGCTTTTGAGCGCATGGTCAAGACGATCGCACAGGTCATGATTGCTACGATCACTGCTAGCACGTTCATTCCTACTGCTGGTGATGCTTGGGTGAATGTTGCACTGACGTCTGGTCTGGCTGGTCTGATCAGCGTGTTGACTTCGTTGACTGCTTATGACGCGGTGAAGAAGACTGTTGATGCACCGATTGATGCTGACGTGAAGTTGGCTGTTGAGGTTGGCGCACGCCGTCAGGGTCCTGTGGCGTAATAATGTCTGATCTGAATCTTAATGAAACACTGTTAGTCGCTTTTGCGCGGCTTGAAACTAAGATGGATGCGATGA